AGCGCGGTCACTTCTGGGCCACGGTTCGCCGTTGGTCGAAGTCGGGGCATAGCCGGCTGATGGCGTTTGAGAAGGTCGAGACTTGGACGGGCCTCGACGACCTAGCCAAACGGATGGGCGTCCACAAGGCCCTCGTCATGGTGGACTCAGGCGATAACACCCAAGTCGTCTACGCCGAGTGCTGTCGCCGTGGCTGGAAGTGTTCCAAGGGTTCGGGCAACGACGACTTCGCCATCACCTCCTCGGACGGGCGTACGACCCGCCGCTTCTACTCCGACCCCCAAGCCATCGTCGTCCCTGGACAACCGACCCGGGCTTCCTTGGTCGTCTTCTCCGCGATGGCTGCCAAAGACCTCCTGCACGGCCTCCGCACCCGTAAACTCCACACCTACCCCCGAGACGCCTCCGAGGACTACGCCAAGCAGCTGAACTCCGAAGTCCGCGTGAAGGACAAGCGCACGGGGAAGCCCATGTGGATTTTACCCCAAGGCGTGAACGACAACCACGCCCTCGACTGCGAAGTCCTCGCCATGCTCGTCGCCGTCCGCTGGGGTGTCGTCGGTCGGGAGGCCACGGCAACCGCCGAGGATGCACCCAATGGTTGACCTTTTCCGTAAACCCACAAAGTTCATAGCAAGCGTGCCGGGGGTTTGTGGGAACCCTCAATGGCTTGGAGGTTCGGATCGTTGGCCCTCGGCACGCCCCCTTTGCTTCCAATCCGAGCAAGTTTAACATGGCTTCCGGCATTTTCATCGGCCTCGAGGAGTGCGAACTGCTCGCCATCCGCTCCAAGGCTGTCGCCCTCATCACCGAAGGTAAGACCTTGATGTCGTACTCCGACAGCGGCTCGTCCGCGTCCAAGCAGTTCGCCATGCCTCCGAAGGAGATGTTGGCTGAGGCAAGCTTCGCCCTCTACCAACTCGACCCCCAGCAGTACGCCGCCCTCCGTCGCACGACCGTCATCGATGTGCGCTGGGATAACCGAATGATTTAATCCATGCCCGCCCCCAAGAAGCCCAAGAAGCCCATCGCGAAGAAGCCCACGACCCCCGTCGGTCAGGGCGGTACGCCTAAGGCCAACGCCTGGTCGACGAACTGGCAGAACGCCGGCCCGTCCTTTGCCCGCCGTGCATGGTACGGCTCCAATCCGCAGGACGCCCGCCGCGACGTCAACCCGTCAGACCGCTTGGCCCTGATCCAGAAGGCACGCTACGCCGAGAAGAATTATCCGGCGATGGTGCAGTTCATCAACGACATGGTCATGTATGTCGTCGGTGACGGCATGATGCCCACCTCCCACGCCTCCGACCCTGCGAAGGCCCGCCTCTACGAGGAGTACTACCACCGAGAAACCCGCCGTGCCGACATCACGGGTCGCTTCACGGGCGAGCAACTGCAACGCATCATCGTCCACACTTGGGCGGTCGACGGCGAAATCTTCGCCCTCAAAGTCCGTGACTCGCAGAACCGAGCGAAGACCCAACTCATCGAAGGCCACCGCGTCATCTCCCCGACCGACGCCGCCCAACTGACCAAGGACACTTGGGACGGTTTCCGCTTCGGCCCTTACGGCGAAGTCATCGGCATCTGGGTGCAGAACGACGACCAGTCCTTCCGCCTCATCCCTGCCGAGTCCTTCATGCAGGTGGCGAACCAATCCCGCATCACCTCCGCCCACGGCATCCCCCCGATGCAACAGGCGCTCAACTCGATGCAGGACCAGAACGAAATCATCGAGCTGGAGAAGCGGGCCGTCAAGCAGGTGACCGACGTCCCGAGCGTGCTGACCAAAAACGGCGGCTTTGCGGATGCGTCCCTCGTCTCCGACCTCAACGGCGGCGGTGCCACGGACTTCGGCAACATCGGTGCCCAGATGGGCGGGAAACTCCTCGTCCTTGAACCCGGCGAAGACCTCAAGTCTGTCTCCCCGAACTTCCCTCGCCAGTCGATGGAGATGTTCAACGCCATCCTCGCCCGCATGATCGCCAGCGGTGGTCTCCCCTACGAGGTCGTCGGCGACGGCTCCAAGGCCGGCTCGGCCCTCGTCCGCATGGTGCTTGGCAAGGCCGACCGCTTCGTCGGTCAAATCCAATGCATGGTCCACGACGACTACTGCGTCCCCGATTGGCAATGGCGTATCTCCGACGGCATCGCCAAGGGCCTTCTCCCTGACGACCCCAAGTGGTCTGATGTCGAGTTCTCCGTCCCGCAAGCCCCGTCCATCGACAACGGTCGCGACTCCGCCAACGACCGCGAAGACCTCCGGGCAGGTCTCACCTCCTTCTCCGCCATCGCCAAGAAGCGGGGCGTCGACTTCCGCAAGACCTTCAAGGAACACGTCCAGGACATCCTCTTCGCCAAGCAAGTCGTCGCCGAGACGGGTGGCATGGTGTCTTTCGAGGAAGCCATGCAGCGCTTCACAAATATGCAACCCCAGCCCAAGGAGGTTGAGGAGTCCGCAGAGGATGAGGTCGAGGACGAAGCCGAGTCCGGCACGAAGCCCTTGACCGACCCCGAAGACGAAGGGGACGAAACCGAAGAGCAAGCCCCCAACCCGATCATCCCCAACTAATCATGCGCTTCCTCCAAAACGGCCTCAAGGGTCGCGAACCTCTCGCCATCGACCCGCATCGTGCGGCTGACGCGAAGAACCTCGCCGACAAGTACGCTTTCTCGGACATCATCGCCAAGCTTCTCGGCGACCGCCCGCAAGCCTACGTCCGCAACGACGGCATCGGCGTCATCCCCATCGACGGCGTGATCGGTCGGGGCATCTCCCCTCTCGAGTCCATGCTCGGGGCCGCCGACATCGACACCATCTCGGAAGCCATCGACGCCTTCGAGTCCGACCCTGCGGTTAAGAAAATCGCCTTCCGCGTCAACTCGCCCGGTGGCACGGTGACGGGCGTCCCCGAACTCGCCTCGAAAATCCGCCGCATGAGCAAGCCGACGATGGCCTACGGCGAGGAAGCAAACTCCGCCGCCCTCTGGCTCGCCGCCGCCGCCGACAAGTTCACCGCTCTCCCCTCTGGCTCCATCGGTTCCGTGGGCGTCTACATGGTCATCCCAGACTTCTCCCAAGCCTACGCCGACGCAGGCGTCCGCATGGTCGTCATCAAGTCCAAGCAGTCCCCGCTCAAGGGTGCCGGCATCGAAGGCACCTCCCTCACGGAAGCCCAGATTGCCGACCTCCAGGCACAGGTCGACGGCATCGACGAGGACTTCATGGCCTCCGTCCGCATGACCCGCACCAACGTCTCCGCCGACGCCTTCACGGGTGGCACCTTCTCGGGCAAGCAAGCCGCCCGCCTCGGTCTCGTCACGGGCCTCGCCGACTCCTTCGAGGAAGCCCTTCGGTCCTTCTGACGTTGACCAACAAACCAAGTTTAAGACATGAGCAAGATCACTCCCGAAGCCGAAGTCCTCGAACTCCGCACCGTCGCCACGGCCCTCACCGCCGAACGCGACGACCTCCGCGCCACCGTGGAGAAGTTGACCGTCGGCGCCGCTGACGAACTGACCGCCGTGAAGGCCGATGTCGTCACCAAGGAAGCCCGCATCTCGGAACTGTCCGCAGCCCTTGAGGCCTCGGCAAGCGAAGTGACCACCCTCAAGGCCCTGATCGCCGACATGGAAGCGTCCAAGGTGACTGCCTCCAAGCAAGCCGCTGACATCGTGGCAAGCACCGGCGTCGAACCCGCCAAGATGGAACAGCCTTCCGCTCAGGCCCCCGCCAAGACGGTCGAGGAAATCCGCGCTGAATACGCCGCGATGCCTCCGTCCGCTTCTCGCATCGCCTTCCTCAACGCGAACCGCTCGGCCATCCTCTTTGGTCGCGTCAAATAATTTTCCCTTCACCCCTAATCACATACTAAAACACCATGGCTAATTCTGGTTTCGATATCGCTCCCGCAGCCCTCGCCGACATCATCGTCGCCGACGTCCGCCCGAAGCTCCCCGTCCTCGACCTCTTCACCACCCTGGCTCAGTCCCGCGAAGACCGCGGCACGACCATCGACGTCCCCTTCGTGGCTGGCGACGATGCCATCGCCTTCTCCAAGGCTGACGGCGGCTACCACCAGACCGGTGATGCCGACATGACCAAGGCCAGCGTGAACTTGGTCCACTTCCACGCCACCCGTGGCTTCTCCGCCGACGAGCTTGCCGCTTGGGGTGCTGAAGGCGTCATCAACGCGTTCAAGGAAGAAGTCTCCGCGAAGATCGTCAAGAAGTGCAACGCCGTCGTGAACGCCCTCGTCACGAACGCCAACTACTCCTCGAACATCGTCATCGCCGCCGGTGACTTCGACTACAATGACGTTGTCGACCTCGACGTTGCCCTCGACGACCTCCTCGCTCCTGAGCAGCGTGGCCTCATCCTGAACTCCACCTACATCGGCGCTCTCCGTAAGGACAGCAAGCTGACCTCGGCGTTCAACACCCAGGGCGACAACAGCGTCGTCCGCACCGGCATCGTCGGTCGCATCGGCACCTTGCAGATCATGCAGTACGCTGGTCTCTCGGCCAACGCCGAAAACCTCGTCGGCTTCGCGGCCGCCAAGGACGCCATCGCTATCGGTACCGGCTCGGTCTGGTCCGCTTCCCCGAACGGCGCCGTCGCTACCATGGGCGGTCTTTCCATGCTCGTCGAGATGGAGTACACGGGTGGTATCCTGTATTTGACCGCCGCAGTTCGTTTCGGTGCCGCCAAGGGCCGCAACAACTTGAAGCGTATCAAGAGCGCCTAAACGGTGGCGGCCTAGCCGATTAAACGAGACCCCCTTGGCTCACCCCTTGGGGGTCTTTTGTTTTACCCTTCCCCAAGGTTATCCGATGAGTCTCTATTCTGAGTTTACCCCAGACGCGAAGCTGATGATTGAGGACTTCGGTGTCCCGCTCGTCTTGGCTACGGGGCAAACCTTCCTCGCCATGATCTCGGACCCCGTGGTCAACCAGACGTTGGAGGCTGGGGGCTTCCTTGAACAGACCTCCTTCACCGTCAAGGTGGTCGCCACGACGACTTCTTGGACCACCGAAAGCGGGGCCGTGGGAGGCTCTACAGGCTCTTTGTCTGGTGGGGTGGCTATCTCCGCCCTCGCCATCGGTAAAAAGGCCACCATCGCCAACCTAGGGGTGCGTATCACGGCTTCCCAATATAAGCCCGGGTCGGCTTGGGTCATCCTGACCGTCCAAACGGACGACCAGTAATGTCCACCACCGTCCAGGTCGTGGTCGACAAACGGTCCTTCGACCGCTTCCAGTTCGCCCTAAACGAGTTTCGGCTGGCGACTGGCATCTCCATGCGGGACGGCTTCATCCGCGAGGCTGGGTACTGCTGCTATGAGTTCATGCGCTACACTCCGTCCATGTCCCCCAGCGGGGGCAAAGGGCTGATGGCTAACCCATCCAAGAGGACGGGCGAGCAAGCGGTCGCCAATGACATCAGCACCCTCTTCCGCCCCGCCGACGCTCCAGGCGTAGCCTTCCAAAAGATGGGCGAGGCTGTGACCAAGGGGGACATCGGTGGCTTTATCCGCTGGCAGAACATCGCCAAAAACCAGAAAGACACGACCAGCAGCCGAGACCCGCGTGGCATCTTCAAACGGATCGTGGCGGGAAGCGACCCGCAGAAAGACTTCCAAGCCTTCAAGAACCGCTTCGGTTCATCCTTCGCCGCCAAGGAACCGCCCAAGGAAACGACCGACCTCGCCGGCATTCACCGCCGCTTTAAGCAGAAGTACAACGGACGCATCCTTGAGAACGGTGGCCCGAACCTCCGCGGCAACAAGTACATCGTCAAGGCCGACCTCCTTGAAGCCTACATCAAGAAGAAGCAACGCCTCGTCGGCTACCTCAAGGCCGGCTGGGCCAACACCCTCCTCGCCCTTCCCAAGCCCAAGGACTACGGCGCCGACGTCCAATTCGCCTCGACCTCCAAGGTGCCCAAGTGGATCACCCGCAACATCGGCTCCCGCGGGTATGCCAACTTCAACGGCAACCAAAACACGGGCAACTTCACCTTGGTCATCGGCAACCAAATCGGCGACAACGACGGCGTAGCCACGAAGGCCTCGACCATCAACCACGTCCTCGGCGTCCGAGCCAACAAGCTCGACAAGGAAGTCATGCGCCGCCTTGGCCCATACATCCGAGCATTTAACGCAAAAAACTAAACATACCAATGGGCACCAAAAGCATCAGACATATTGTGGAAGCAGCCGTCAAAACCTACCTTGACGCCCAGACCGAACTCGACGGCGTACAGGTCAGCGCCGGCGACTCGTCCGATATGCAGACCCTCCCCCGGGTAATC